TCACCAGTCCAGCAAGATTGCTGAGAGTTGATGTTCAGGGCAAAGGTGCGGCAGGAAATGCTGGCAATCCTGGAGCAGCTGGAAACGCCGGTAGCGCAGGAAGCGGAAGCCCTGGACAGCCTGGCCGCGGCGGCGGCGGCGGTGGCGGTGGTTGGAACCACGAAAACCCAAGCGGTTCCCATGGTGGTGCTGGCAACCCTGGAAATGTTAACTCGGGTGGTGCTGGCGGTGGTGGCGGCGGCGGTAACGGCGGATCCGGCGCGGCAGGATCTTCTGGTTCTGCGGGAAGTGCAAACCCAGGACCAGCAGGAAACCCTGGAAACCCTGGAAATGCAGGATCTACGGGTCCTTCATCTACTGCACTTGGAGTAACCTTTACTGGCGGTGCTGGTGGCAATGCTGGAACTGGAAACTCAGGAAATCCAGGAAACGCTGGTAGCGCAGGAGGCGGTGGTGCAGGTGGAAACGGAGGTGGTGCAGGTGGTAATGCTTGGTGTGAGCATAATACAAACTATCACCACGGCAACGGCGGCGGCGGTGGCGGAGGAACTCCTGGAGGAAATCCTGGAGGCACTAATGGCGGTGGTAACGCCGGTGGTGGACCCGGTGGCCATGGTGGAAACGGTGGCGCTGGTGGTCATGGTCACTTTGGTGGTCAAAGCCATGCTGGACATGAAGGTTGGCACGGTGGTGGTGAGTCGCATCACTTCTGTCAAGAATGTATAGGTGGAGGTGGTCATGGTCCAGGAGCTTGTGGTTATGCAGGCGGCGGCGGAGGAGGAGGAGGATCTCATGCTGGATCCGGTGGAAGCCCAGGAAACCCAGGATCTGGTGGATCTGCCAACCCAGGAAATCCAGGATCTGCTGCAAACACATCTACATCACCAAACGTAACGACAACACCACAAACAAGTTATCCAATATCAATTGCCCCCGGCGGATTTGTAACCATTAGTTGGAGTTCTCAGTAAAATGGAAAACACACCTTTACCACAAACAATAAAAGCTGTAATTTTGGATGAAAAAAATACTGTTGTAAATTTCATGTACGATCATGAATTTGAAATTGTAAAAAATGTTCCAGAAGGAGGCACTTATAGGCGATTTGATTATGAAGCCTCACCTATTGAAGTAGGTTGGAAATATGATCCGTCAACCAATCAAATTATTCCCAAAAAACTGCCAACAGGGAATGCAAAAAAAATTGCAATTTTAGATCAAAATAATGTTGTTATTAATATAATAAATGAAAATGAACTTGCAATTGATGATGTAGATTACTTAGATCCTAACGCAATTCCAGTCCCAACAGGATATAATGAACCAGGATATAGTTCTGTCGAATTTGATTATGAAGGTTCACCTCTTCGCAATCTTCCTCAAATGGGTTGGACATACGATGCAGCAAGACAGGGATTTATTTCACCAAAACCAGAATTTTATTACATTCTCAATGATTTAACCTGGGAAATTGATTCATCTCAATCATATGATCTCCATGGAAATGGAGAACTCTATCAATACAATTCAGAAAGTTCCGTCTGGGATAGAGTTAACTGACATATATAATCAAGATTGTTTAATTATTCTTTAATTATTATCATGCCACAAAAGAAAGAAAGATTGTCTAAAATAAGACAACAAATCAAAAATGAATATGAAAAAAATGAATTGGCAACTATTCTCGCAAATCAAACCCGAGCTCGTTCAATAACCATCGGTCAAGCGACCGGTGGAGTTATTGAAATTGGTATGCGAGGAGAACATGCTCAACTATGGTATTTGGTAAATCCAGTAGAAGCAGTTGAAATTATTGAACAATTAGCAGCAGCTGCAGGATTAGAAATTGCCAAGAGACCAAAACAAGATTTTACCACTTGGAGAACGTGGGATCTGGAACAACCGGAAGCGACTCACTGGAAAGGAACTGCCCCTTGGCAGATGAATGATAAAGATAGAAAGCAATTATTAAAATTTGAAGAGAAAAAATTTGGTTCGTTACCTGCTGCAGCTGATTTAATTGAAAAACCCAAATTAGAAGCATCATCAAGAAGAAAGAAAAAGATTGAAGAAGATACTGAAGAGTGATGATTAATTTTTATGTTTTAGTTGACCCACAAAATAAAATTATATTAGATAAAGTCCAAGAATTACCAGAAAATTGGAGAAACATTGCTGGTCTTCCTGGACTTTCTGATGAAGAAATTCGTGATCTCAAATGGGCTGGTTGGGATAACCTCGGATGGATAAACATTCGTTCACCCGAGATTTCTGAGTATGAATCAAGTCCAGAAAATCTTGAGATGAATAAATTGACACTTAAAGTTCTTGTAACGGAAAAAGTAAATCAAAAGAAGGAATCTTTACTTACTTATAATGACATTGCCATTCCTACAGATTCTGAAACTAGATTAGAACTTCTTATTCTTAAACAAAGGGCACAGCAAAATTCAGAAAAACCATTTGTACTAAAACTTCGTTTTCAGTATTATGAATTTTCTGCAGAAGATATCATCAATATCTCCAATTTAATTGAGGATCATAATGAAAGTTGCAATTTGTGGGAAAAAGAAGTATACTCTCAAATAGAATCGTGTCAGTCTATTGCGGACTTTCCAAGTGTAAACTATGATTTCTGAACATTTTTCTTATAATTATAATTTCAATGATATTGTTAGAAACGATCCGACAAATAATAATGGGTCAGAATATTGGCATTTGAATCACCAACCAACAGAAAATTGGTGCTGGAATACTAATGTTTTTACGGATAAAGAAATTGAAAGAATTATTGTAATTGGCAAGAGGTTGAGTCCCAAAAGAGCTGAAACTGGAGGTCGTGGAGAAGATTGTTTAGATCATAGAAGATCTTTCGTATCTTGGATTGGTGCAAATTCAGAAACAGAATGGATATTCAGAAAAATTACTGATGTTGTAAAGCAGAACAATCAACAATTTTGGAATTTTGATTTGGAAAAAATTGAAAAACTTCAATTTACTCACTACTTAAGTTCGGAAGAAGGAACTTACCATGCACACACAGATCCAACACCATGGTCATTACCACATAATCGTAAGTTGAGCATGTCATTGCAATTATCAGATCCCAATGATTATGAAGGTGGAGTGTTGTTATTGCACTTATCTCATAATCCAACTGTTATTTCAAAGCAAAAAGGTATGATGGTATTTTTTCCATCACACACTCTACATGAAGTTACCCCTGTTACAAAAGGAGAAAGATTTTCCTTAGTTGCATGGATTCATGGACCAAACTTGAGGTGAAACATGTTTAAAGAAAAGGGATATGAAATTGTTAGAAATTTTTTAAATAAAGATAGTGATTTCATTGAGTTTATACAATCGTATTTTTATACAAGACTTCGTGCAGGCCAAGCAGTTATTGGTGATATGCAAGCACCAAATAGTTTTATTTTTTATGGCGATCCACTAATGGATACCATTTTAGGAAATGCTACAAATTCATTAAGTAAACTAACTGGATATAATTTACTTCCAACATATACTTACACTAGATTATATGGGAAAGGTGATGAACTAAAAATACATCGGGATCGACCATCATGTGAGTTATCTGCAACATTGGCTCTTGGAATTCCTAATGAAACTCCAATCAATCCAATTTACTTTTCAACTCATGAAGATGGAAAAGATGCTGTAGAAATTCTTCTTGAGCCTGGAGATCTTTGTTTATATCGTGGGTGTGATCTTTATCACTGGAGACCTCCTTTTGAGCAAGATTGGTATTTGCAAGCATTTCTGCATTATGTAAATGCTGATGGAGAAAATAAAAATAACATTTATGATGGGCGACCATACTTGGGTATGCCAAAGTAAAAACTGTCCACCTGACCCCTCAGATCGCCTCTGAGGGGTTTTATAATGGCTCCAGATAACAGGAGTCCATGCGACTGTCATTAACCGAAAAACTGGTCTTTATCGGTGCATTTGTGAACTTCTTGCACTGGGGTGTTAAACTCACTGAATCGGTGCTGAACTATGCTATCTCTTGAAATTACTGGTTATAACTACTCTAAACGCCGCTGTGAGCGTATTGTAGAGTGGTTTATAGGGAAACACCTTCCCAGACACAAACTGTACATTTCCATTCACCATCGCGGTCTGTATCGTGAGGGTGTGTATGGTTGGGTGTGGGCCACTGATTGTGACTATCGTCCTCGTGCATTTGAGATTGAAATGCACAACTTCATGACACCCGAACATTATACCAAGACGCTGCTACATGAACTCTGGCATGTGTATCAGCATGTTCAAGGTGCTCTCAGAGATCGTTATGGTAAGAGACATTGGAGAGGCATTGATTTCTCTAATGTTGATTATGAAGATCAACCATGGGAACAACAAGCAGTGCAGATGGAAGAAGTGTTGTATGAAGAATATCTGTGGTACTTGACAGAACATAATAAATCCCTGTAGAATACCTTTGTCCGGGTTGATGGGAATGTTGATTAAAGAGCTTAAGAATCCCCTTACAGAAGAATATTTGAGTCTTAAACAAACTATTTTTAGTAATGAATTTCCATGGTATGCCGGCAATACTACAGATGGTTTGGGAGCATTTGCAACATTTTTTTATTCTCATACAATTCTCCTAAGACCAACTATTTCATGGCCTGTTTCGAGACCAATTTCGGATCATGTTGTAGTTACAACTAAAATCTTAAAGGAAATATTGAATTATAATGATATTGAGATTAATTATTTTATAAGAATTAATATTAACGATACTTTTAATAGTGGTGGAGGACTTGCATGTGATCCGCATGTCGATCACGATTTTCCACATAAGAATTTGCTGATATATTTGAACAATTCAAGTGGTCCAACTGTAGTCATTGATCCCAGAACTAACCAAGAAGAATATTTTCATCCTCAAGAAGATGTTATAATTACATTTGAAGGAAAACATTGCCACTATCAACCAGATATTGGTAAAAGAAGAACTGTATTAATTGCAACCTATTTTTGATGAAAATTGTAGAGAGACACAAATATAACGGAGACACAATCATCAAGACTCGTACATTGAGTTTTGTACCTTACAGATTCTGTGAGATGAATATGGCTCTGGTGATGGGATTGATTAAACGCAATCTGTCACCAGATCTTTTATCACCTAGGTATCGTGCAGAAAATCAAACAAATCCAACATATGGACATTGCTATCACTCTACGCAGGCATTGTTCTATCTGATGGATACTGATAAGTTGCAACCAATGAGTGGTGTTGATTACCGTGGTGAGACTCATTGGTGGATACAGAATGATGATAACATCTATGATCTTACTGCGGAGCAGTATCTTTCCGTAGGAAAGCTTCCACCATATGCTGTAGGTAAGAAAAGCAAATGGTATGGATGGAAGGGTCGTCCACATCAGAGATCGTTGGATCTCATGGTGAGAGTGCTTGGAGATAAGGTGACTGATACTGTGACAGTTGCCGAACTGGTCGGGGGCCTTGACGAGTTCTTTTAAATCGGTTATATTGGCCACATGGTTGAGGGACGGGAACTTAATCCCCTCCCAATTCCATGAGTTAACCCTCGTTAAAAGGTTTTGTCTTTTACTTGTTTTTTCTTATGACTACCACTCAAGATCTGACTGCTGAAATTTTTAGTGCAGTCAAAAACATGAGTTCTGTTTCAGCACTCACCATGATTTCGGAACCTCGTTTCCGTGGACTGCGCTCCATTGTCCAAGATAACATTGATTCCGCAAATGTAAAGTATCCTATTGGTTTTGGGGATTCTTTCATGTCCCTGACCAAATTTTATGAGCATTATAACAACCAGACCAACCGCAAAGAAACTTATACGGTAAAAGTTCCTGTTTCTAAAATTTTCTATAAGCAAGGTGGTGTGCGCCTGGTTCTCCCTGAGTATTGTTCCGAGAACTTTGAGTTGTACAACCACACGGTTGATTTCTGTGAGTCCGAAATTCCCGTGTTCTTCTATGATGAAGTAACTGGTGAATTTAATCCTGTCAAAAAGCAACATACTACAGCACAGATTGCTGCGATTGCACAAGTGACTGGTCAAGATCTTGAAGTGATGGCTCGTGTCGTTGCTTTTGAATCTTCGGTTTCTCAAACAGATCGTTCGCTTGAAGCATCCAAGGTTTTCTATAAGGAAATCAAAGGTATCAATGCCACTAAAGATTGGGAAGCACTTCCTCACCAAGTTGCATGTGGTGATGTAGATGCCATCAATACGATGAACTTCTACAAAAGCATTCCTGGTTTGACTTGGCAACCCATTTCATTCCCCTTCCCTCTGGTAACAAATCCACACTTTACTTGCACCAAAGTGGCACAGATGAAAAAGTTGGTTTCTTATGCTACCAACGACGATGCTCTGGATACTCTGAAAGACATTGTGCAAACTCTCTGCAACTCTGTCGATTGGGAAAAAGAGAAACCTGAGATGGAAATTTCTTCCTACCTGCTTCGTGGACTCTATAACTTTGAGAAGCGTCTGCATCCTCTTCTGGATGATGCAATGGGTGGTCTTGGAATTAACTTCAACATGACCGCTCATATTGAAGATTTCTTCTCCACTTTTACTGTTAAGCGTTATCTGGGTTCCACTTCTACCGATAAGAAGCCTTGGCAACATCTTGTCAAATCTGCAAATAATGTTAACAACTATCTGATCAAATCTGGTCAGATCACCGATTCTTTCTTTAATGTGAAGAATCAGAAGTTTGTTGATGAGATCTATGCTCTTGCTAACCCTACTTCTAAGTCTTCTGTAAGTGCTGATGATGTGAAGAATTATATTCGCTGCTATTGCCAGTGATCCAGTTCTAGAACCGTCACAGGGGGTCCACAGCGACCCCTTTTTGCTGTATAATGGCCACATTGAAACGCAATTCATGATCACGCTCCGCCCACATCAACACCGCGCTGTTGCTGCGATGCAGAAGTATAAGAAAGGTCAGCTGATCGTGCCAACGGGCGGTGGGAAGACCCTAAAAATGATCTATGATGCTCTGCGCCTATTTCAATCAGAAACTCCTAAGACTGTTGTAGTGTGTGCGCCGCGCATCTTGCTGGCAGGTCAGTTGTCTAGCGAATTTCTTGAGCATATCACTAATGCCGAAGTGATGCACATACACTCAGGTGAGACGCATCACTACAGCACCACTAAAGTATCTGAAATTCAAGCACATGATGTTGCTTGCGAGATTGTAAATAAGCATCAACTGATTTTCACCACCTACAACTCCCTGCAGCGTCTGCAACAGGCAGATATTAAGGTTGATACCATTTACTTTGATGAGGCACATAACAGTGTTCAACGTCACTTTTTCCCTGCCACCGAGTATTTCTCTTCTACTGCTGACCGCTGCTATTTCTTCACTGCTACTCCTAAGCATTCTGCTACTATTTCCAAACCAGGCATGAACATGCCTGAAGTCTATGGCCAAGTAATCTGTCAGGTTCCTGCACCAGAACTGGTGAAGCAGGGTTATATTCTGCCTCCTAAGGTTGTTGTCAAGCAACTGCAGATGGTCAAGGGTAAGCAGGTTATTTTCTCCCGTGATGCTGACAACCTGATCGAGACAATCGACGAGCAAGGTGTGCAGAAAATTCTGATTTGTGCTCGCACTACCAAACAGATCATCGGTCTGGTATCAGAATCTGATTTCTGTGTGCAACTACAACAGCGCGGTTATTCTTGGATGATGATTACATCCAAGACTGGTGCTGTCATTGATGGTCAAAAGGTCAATCGTGAGCAGTTCTTTGATACGCTCAACGCATGGGGCAAAGATTCCTCCAAGAAGTTTGTTGTGATGCATCATAGCATCCTGTCTGAAGGTATCAACGTCAACGGTCTTGAAGCAGTGTTGTTCATGCGAAACATGGACTACATTGGTATCTCCCAGACCATTGGCCGTGTGATTCGACTTGGTGATAAATCCAAGACATTTGGGTTGGTTTGTGTGCCCGTTTATGATAATGTAGGTATCAGCACTTCCCGCAAAGTGCAAGCGGTAGTCGATACTATCTTCCATCAAGGTCAACCTGCAGTTTCTGTAATCAAACGCTGATGTACACTCTCTATATGCTCCAAGGCCTTGTACCATTTGTTGGTGGATTGTGTTTGGATAATTATCTTCGTCGTCATGGGGAATTCTGTAA